AAATACCTATTACCTACACACACGGAGCAAGCATGACTAAGATAACCAAATCACGCACAGAACAAGTCGTATTAATGCTGGAAGACGGTTACAGCCTGATGCAGGCTTGCAAGGACGTTGGCGTATCCCGTGCTGGCTTTTACAAGCGCATGGGCGCTGATAAAGAGCTGGAGGGCAGGGTATATGCTGCAAGAGCGCAAAGCGCTGAGAGAGCCTTAGACGAGCTTGACGAGATTTACATAAATGCGTTAGAGGGGCGTAAGTCCTATGACCCTAATGTGCTTAGGGACTACGGGGCGCACGTTCGATGGAAGGCTAAGGTAGCTATGCCTGAGCGTTATGGTGAGCAGAAGAACCGTGCTGGCGTTGAGGTCAGTGATGGTACTGTTCGTATTTTGTGGGAGACAGAGTAATGGAAGACAAGCAGTTGAAGATGCTACGGCGTAAGGCTAAGTTAAGCTTGGCTGTGGCAAAACCGTTTCTAAAGATTGGTAATTACTTTTGGCGGATTCATATTGATGTGCTAGGCCAGATAGATAAGCTTAATGGTAGACGTTAAGATACCCTATAAGCCGCGTCCGTTACAGGCGGATATGCACAAAGACTTGAGGCGCTGGAACGTGCTAGTGATGCACAGACGCTTTGGCAAGACGGTATGGGCGGTTAATCAGTTAATTAAGACTACACTTACTTGCCCATTGCCACGGCCTAGGACAGCGTTTGTTGCCCCTACCTTTGCTCAGGCTAAACGGATTGCTTGGGATTATGTCAAGCATTATGCCGGGGTTATACCGGGGGTGACGTTTAACGAAACAGAACTACGGGCTGACTTTCCTAATGGTGGAAGAATCATGCTGCTATCCGCTGAGAATCCGGATTCGCTTAGAGGGATTTATTTAGACGAATGTATCTTTGACGAATTTGGTATGCAGAACCCAAGGGTATGGGGGGAGGTTGTTAGACCAGCTCTCTCCGACAGGCAGGGTTCAGCTTGCTTTTTAGGCACGCCAGCCGGACATAACCATTTTTTTGATATGCTGGAAGTTGCTAAGTCTGAAATGGAGAATGGCTCTAAAGACTGGTATTACAAGGTTTGCCGTGCCAGCGAGACAGGGATTGTTAAGGAAGAAGAGTTAAAGGCAGCTAAGTTGTCTATGACCCCTGAGCATTATGAGCAGGAGTTTGAATGTTCGTTCACTGCGGCTATTATTGGCGCTTACTACGGGAAGCTGTTGGCTCAAGCTGATGAAGATGGTAGAATAACCAGAGTGCCTTACGACCCAATGTATCCGGTGCATACGGCGTGGGACTTAGGTGTTAACGATGCAACGGCTATTTGGTTCGCGCAAATCTTCAGAGGAGGTGCGGTCAATGTTATCGATTATTACGAGAGTTCTGGGGTTGGCCTCAACCATTACGCAGATATACTCTCAAAGAAAGATTATAATTACGGCGACCACCTCGCTCCTCACGACATTGAAGTGCGCGAGCTTGGTTCGGGTAAAAGCCGCTTGGAAACGGCTTACTCGCTCGGAATCAAATTCAGAGTAATTAAGAAGATGAAGGTAGCTGATGGGATTAACGCAACCAGAATGCTAATCCCTAAATGCTACTTTGACAGGGATAAGTGCCAAGAAGGTGTAGACCTTCTGCGCGAATACCGTCAGGAATGGGATGAAAGACGGAAAGTGTTCCGTGACCATCCTCACCATGACTTTACCAGCCACGCGGCTGATGCGTTTAGGTATTTAGCTATTGGGTTAGAAAACCGCGCTAACTTTACTAAACCTCCACAACAGGTAGCTATGAATGATTACAACGTGTTTGGGGTTTGAAGAAAACCCTGTCATGATTAACTTGGCTGTTCACAGCCTACTTTCCAGAAGTCCTTACCATAGGAACTGGGAAGAAGAAGATTATGAGAGATGTATAGCGCCTCCGCTGCATTTACAACAGTTTTTAATTGTCTGGAAAAACAATAAGCCTATTGCTCTTGTCACATGGGCTTTTCCAGAAGAACAACACATTTTTACATACAAGATGTTGAATATGTTTCCGGCAGATGGATTTTATGGCGAAGGGCCAGACCCGTGGATAATTGACTTTATTTGCCTTTCGGGCAAAGAAGATGTATTATTCACATTTAAGGAATTGAAGCGGTACTTCATGTACCTAGGCTATGACCGATGCTTTGGGCTGAGGACTGAAACTGGCCGTGTTGGAAAACATATTTTGAATGGATAGGAGTTAAGATATGGGCGGTGGTTCTGGTGGCGGTGGTGGTGCAGAAAGAATTTCGACATCAAAAGCCAAGACTCAATTAACGGCAAGGCAGAAAGCTATACAGAATAGCACCTTAGCCAAGACCCCCGGCATTGGTAATGCTTTGGCGATGGCTATGGGTAATCTAAGTTTGTCTTCACAGCAAAAAGCGTTAGACCAAGGCGGCACAGCAATAGCTGTTCCCGGCACATCTTATGCCCCTCAAGGTCAGGCTTATACAGAAGCACCCGGCATGAAGTCTAGTGCAAAGAACGCTGGGCAAAGATTTTCTGTAGGTTCTCAAGGAAGACCGTCTCAGCAAGGGCCGACCGGAAGTATCGGCGTGTATTCAGCGACAAAGCCCGGCAATCAGTCTGGGATGGGTTATGTTGGTGATGTTGCTGGCGTTAGCTTGACAAGGCAAGTGTTTGGAAAAGATTTCACAACATTTACTGGCAAAACTGGATATAGCCCGACAGGGGAAAAGCAGCAAGAATCGCCGGGCGGCGGCAAAGACACAACTACACCTGTTGCTCTAGAACCTGAGCAAGAGATTGTATCACCTTCTGAAATGCTTCCGGGGGAAACACCGGAGCAGTATCGTAGGCGTACTAGGCGTCTTGGTGGTGGCAGCGTCCTTGAAGGCGGCGGCGTTTTATACAAGTAGGGATGTTCTAATGGAATTGTCTGAAAGAAATCTAATCTTAAACACTTTGAAAGAGGCAAAAGAAATGCCTCACGAAGAGTGGAAGGGTACTCCGGGATACCCGTATATATTTGAAAAGGGTGAAAATTCTGCCTTTGGGCCGTATCAAATTCAATACGGTCTTATGGAAGATGTTCAAGAAGACATAAATGGGCTGTCAGAAGCTTCAGGTATTGACGTTCCTGACGGATTTGAAGACTACCTTGCAAAATTAATATTAGACTCCAAAAGCAAAAGAAACCTTAGCTTAGGCAGAAAGGTTGTTGACGGAAGGCAATTAGAACCAGAAGTTTATGGCCCAACAAAAACTGGCACAATAAGTAGGGAAGACCACGAAAAATACTACCAAACCCTCGCTCACTTAGCTCTGCAACAAAAGATTTTGTACATACCTGACAGCGAAGAGATAAATATATACAACATTGCAAAGAAGTGGCATGGGAATGAGAGTCCTGAGGCCAATGAAGCTTATGCAAAAATTGTTGCTACGAAATACGAAGAGATGAAGGCTCAAATGCCTACTGAAGAGCCTATGATGGAAACTGCTCCCGAAGAGGAAGCTCCTTTAGCTACTCCTCCGGGACAAGGCGGAACAACAATCCCGTTTATTCCAGATTACCTTTATGGCTTGCCGCCTGAACAATACGCCAAGTTAGAGCCAAATGAACAAGAGTCTATTAAGTCTTTTGCTGCAAATGCCAGCGATGAAGAGCGAAAAAATGTCATTGACGCTGCTCAAAGACTAGCATCCACTAGGGAAGTTGTTGAAAAATATGGGGAAAATGTACAGCCTAATGTTGCGCAAGCTAACATTGAAGCTGCTCGTTACTTGACGGCTGGAATGATGTACAGGGATGGCGGCGATGATATGGCTGCTCTTGATGATGAGAACGCTCGTAAGGTGTTTTTGTCTGGGCAGGAATCCAACGTCACAGACCCTATATTGGCGAGGCGTAGGGGCAAGAAAGCCAACGAAGGTGCTATGTTGTTGGCCGGAAACTTTAGACAAAATGATGCGTCATCAATTCTTATGGTTGACCAGATGCAAGCAAGGTCAAGCCAAGAAGCAGCTCGAACATCTTTTAATCGCGCACCTTCAACATCAACAATCTTTCAGGCTCAGCCAACAAGAACAATCTTTCAAGCGCCACCAGCAGCACCCCCTAGCACAGAAGATTTTATTGAAAACGTAGATTTAATCAAACCCGGAATAGTATAGGTAGCATCATGTCATTTTTAACACCAAAAGCTCCTCCACCACCCCCACCCCCTCCACCCCCTCCGCCTGAACCGGATATTGGCAAAGCTACGGCTTTGGCAGAAGAGGCTATGATGGCGAAAGAGAAGCGGCGTAAGGGTACTGGCTCGACCATTGTTGCAGGCGCTCTCGGCGATACGGCTGCTCCGACAACCAAAAAACCAACATTGATGAGTTAGATTATGGCTAAAGCTGAAGACCTCATAAAGCGTTACAACAGCGCTAAGACACGCAGAGATACTTGGGATACCCATTATCAAGAGCTTGCTGATTATATGCTGCCACGCAAGGCAGACATTGTTAAGAAGCGTTCTCGCGGTGAGAAGCGAATGGAGTTTATTTATGACGGCACAGCTTTACAGTCCATCGACTTAATGGCTGCGTTCCTTCACGGGATGTTGACAAGCGGCAGTGCGCCTTGGTTTCATCTTGACCTAAAAGATGAAGATGTTAACCGTGATGATGAAGTGCGTGAATGGCTGCAAGACACCAGTATGCGTATGATGCGAGCATTGAACCAGTCTAATTTTGAGACTGAGGTTCATGAGGTTTATGTTGACTTGGTTGTGTTTGGCACGGCTTGTATGTTCTGCGAGATGGATAAAGGCAGACTGCGGTTTAGCACACGACATATTTCGGAATACTATGTGACTGAAGACCAGTATGGCATGGTTGATGCCGTCTTCCGCGAATATGAAATGACAGCTTCACAAGCAGTAGAAAGATTTGGGTTAGAGAATGTCGGGAATTATATTGCTAGAATTTTTGAAAAGAACCCAGACGATGATGTCACCATCCTACACGCCGTACATCCGCGCACAAAAAGAGATGTCACAAAGGGCGATAAATCAAATATGCCTTTCATGTCCTGTTACATCAGCATGGAAGACAAACAGATTATTTCTGAAGGCGGCTTTGAAGAATTGCCGTATGTCGTGCCACGGTTCTTAAAAGCTACTGGCGAAGTTATGGGAAGAAGCCCGGCAATGACTGCGCTGCCTGACGTTAAGATGTTAAATCTGATGTCCAAAACAATCATTCAGGCCGCACAAAAGCAGATTGACCCACCTTTGTTAGTTCCTGATGACGGCTTTCTTTTGCCAATTAGAACACAACCCGGCGGTCTAAATTTCTTCCGGTCTGGCTCAAGGGAAACAATTACTCCGTTGAACACTGGTGCAAACATTCCTATTGGGTTGAACATGGAAGAGCAGCGACGTTCAGCTATTCGTTCTGCGTTCTATGTTGACCAGATTCTTTCCTCTGGCTCACCAAGCATGACGGCTACTGAAGTCATGCAAAGGCAGGAAGAGCGGATGAGGGTTATTGGCCCTGTGCTGGGAAGATTGATGAATGAGATGCTGCGGCCTCTAATTGACCGTATCTTCTCATTGATGCTTCGTGCCAATATGCTTGCGCCAGCACCTGAAGTATTGCAGGGGCGCAATGTGGATATTGAATATGTATCACCTCTTGCTAAGGCTCAAAAGGCAACTAGCCTGAACAACACAATGAAGGCTCTTGAGATACTCATGCCTCTGTCTGAAGCTTTACCTGTTGGCGACCACATTGACCCTGACGGGTTAGTGCGCCATGTCACCGATGCGTTAGGTGTGCCTAAGACAACAATGCGCTCAATGGCAGAGATTGCTGAGATGCGTGAACAGCGTGAAGCTGCGCAACAAGAACAGATGGAGCGCCAGCGTGAGCAAGAAGATGTCTACACAACTGCGCAAGCAGCGCAGGCGGTTCGTATGGTTGGAGGTAATCAGTGAAAGAATTAACGCAGCTTAGGGATATGTATAAGCAAACCTTCGGGACTGATGTTTCCAAGAAGGTTCTAAAAGACCTTGAGGCCCGTTGTAATTGGAGGGCTTTAAGTTATGTGGCTGGCGATGCTAATGCCACAGCTTTCGAGGAGGGTAAGCGAGCGGTTATCCTC